TACATCTCTACTTGGTGGAGGTGGAGGTTCATTTACTGCAACTGCTTCCGGTTCACTGTCTGATGGCAGCACCGTAATTGTAAATAGTGATGGTACTGTAAGTGTTGTTGCGGAAACAACAGATTCAGCAGGTTTTGGTTCTGCGACTGTATTTGAAAGTGCTACTAGTACTTATACTTCAGCAACATTTGATTCAAACTCAAACAAAGTTGTAATTGCTTATCGAGATGGTGGAAACTCAAGCTACGGCACGGCGGTTGTGGGTACAGTCTCGGGCACAAGTATTAGTTTTGGAACTCCTGTTGTCTTTGAAAGTGCTAATACTACTAATATATCATCAACCTTCGATTCATCGAACAATAAAATAGTAATTGTTTATTCAGACGGTGGAAACTCAAGCTACGGCACGGCGGTTGTGGGTACTGTTTCTGGTACAAGCATTAGTTTCGGTACACCAGTTGTTTTTGAAAGTGATTCCTTTAGTCTTCAATCCGACGTAACTTTTGACTCAGCGAACAATAAAGTCGTAATTGTTTATTCAGACGGTTCCACAAGCTATGGCACAGCAGTTGTTGGTACTGTTTCTGGTACAAGCATTAGTTTTGGTAGTGATGCTGTGTTTGAAAGTGATATTATTAGTTATCCATCAGCAACCTTCGATTCAGCGAATAATAAAGTCGTAATTAGTTATCGAGACAGTGGAAACTCAAAATACGGCACAGCAGTTGTTGGTACTGTTTCTGGTACAAGCATTAGTTTTGGAACTCCAGTTGTTTTTGAAAGTGCTGAGTCTAATTTTACATCAGCAACCTTCGACTCAAATTCTAACAAAGTCGTAATTGCTTATCGAGACGGTGGAAACTCAGACTATGGCACAGCAGTTGTTGGTACAGTGTCGGGTACAAGTATATCTTTCGGAACACCAGTTGTTTTTGAAACTTCTGATACTAATTATCCATCAGCAACCTTTGATTCAGCGAACAATAAAATAGTAATTGCTTATTCAGACGGTGGAAACTCATACTACGGCACAGCAGTTGTTGGTACTGTTTCTGGTACAAGCATTAGTTTTGGAACTCCTGTAGTTTTTGAAAGTGCTGATTCTAATTATTATATTGCAGCAACCTTCGACTCAAACTCAAATAAAGCCGTAATAGCTTATAAGGACAGTGGAAATTCAAACTACGGCACAGCGATTGTTTATCGACCAGTCGATGAAAATGTAACAAACCTCACAGCAGAAAACTTTGTGGGAATTTCAAGTTCTGCTGTTTCAGATGGTGGAACAGCTACAATACAAATAGGTGGTTCAGTAGATGATGCACAATCTGGATTAACCGCTGGACAGTCTTATTTTGTGCAAGGAGATGGTACATTAGGCTTGTCTCCAGACACGATTCCAGTTTTTGCGGGAACCGCTCTTTCAGCGACTGAGTTGCTTATTAAAGGTAACGATAACGATCAACGTATAGGAAGTTCTGTTCAGGCTTATGATTCAAACCTAACTAGCTTTGTCAATACGTTTACTCTACCTACAAGTGACGGATCAGCCAATCAAGTATTACAGAGTGACGGATCAGGAACTCTATCATTTACTGATGTGGCAACTGGTTTTGAAAAATCATATAGATATTCAGGAACACTCGCAACAAATACAGGCTCCTTACGTCTATACTTACACAAAGCAGCTACTTTATCAGAAATTAATTTGTTTGTACAAACTGCTCCTAGTGGTTCAGCAATAAATTTAGACATAAATAAAAACGGAAGCTCTATTGCAACACCGTCAATAGCAGACGGACAAACATCAAACACAGGAATATCAGCGAATGTATCATTTGCTGTTGGAGATTATATAACTGTAGACATAGATCAAGTTGGATCAGGTACAGCAGGATCAGATCTATACGCAGTTCTAACATTTACTTAGGAGAGAATAATGTACGCTAAACTAGTTTTTAATTCAGGCACCACGGCTGGAGAAGCTGTGCGTGATATTGCAAGACTTATTGATGATTCTAGCAGTGGGTCTGCAAGTCTTAGCAATCTAGAATTTACAAACACATCTTCCAGTGAATTGGTAGCTGGCACTAACAGTGGATGGTCACTACATAGTAGCACTTCTTTGGGAAGTGGTACTGTTTCTGCTACTGACTCAAAATATATTCTTGAAGGAACTACTGCTACGGGCAGTAAATCAAAGTATTGCGGTATTCAGGTCAATGGAAATTGGACTAGTTCAGGTATTTATGGTGGAACAAGTGTAGGAGTTCTTTTGTCTAATGTTTTAGATCCGGGAAATAGCACAAGAGAATTTTGGAGCACTGGAAGTACTTCCTCAAGCACAAGTACTGCGGCGTATCACGGCCTAGCTCCGACAACTATTTACGTTTTTGCTGAGCCTAGAAAAATTTTAATATTTGGCACCACTTTATTAACTTCTATTCCTATATGTAATGCACAACTTGAATGTGCAGAAACACCTAATACAACATATAGATCCTTACCACCTACAATGTATGTACAGTGGGGAAAAACCACCCAAGCTACAACATCATATCAGACTTATACTAATGCTAAAAGAGGTGATAACTTCTGGGCTCAAAACATCTTTCAGGAAAGCTCGCTTGTTCAATTTTCTGGCTCAATGTACTCTGATAATCCTAATATGACAGGGACAATAAGAAGCTGGGGTTGTCATTGCAGTAACTACAGGGGTTACGACAATTATATTAGTGCTTGGGCTGGTTTTGGTAACACTTTAATGGATGATGGTTCCACAGCTAATGGTACAGCAAACAACAGTAGCTATCTTGGACAATCAGGTCAAGAACACGCTATGCCAAACATTAGATGGGAAATCTGGGGGCCAGGTGCAACACACGCAGGCTCCTCTAGCAATACCAATTATTATAAAGATGGTGCATGGGGTTATGCAGGTATGTCAACTAGAGACTCCTCTGGAAACAAAGCGTTGCCTTTAAGACCGATAGTATTTGATTGGCCTAAATTTTCTGCTGACATATATAACGCATCTGACGTTAGTAAAATATGGTGGGCACCAACAGGATTGGGTGCAACTGGAGACACGGTGACAGTTGGAAGTGATGTATATGTATACCTGTTATTGAATTCCGGCCCAGGTGGAGCAATCTTAGTTAAGAGAATCTAAAATGGCAGCAATACAATATGACGGAGTAGATGCAACATTAACTTTTCCTGATGCAGGAGTGGAAGAATCTGATATTCTTTCTCTATCAGGTGGAGCATTACTAGCGCAGAATTATAAAGCTGTTTTTCCTGATGCAGGAGTAGAAGATTCTGATATTCTTTCTCTATCAGGTGGAGCATTACTAGCGCAAAATTACACAGCATCTATTCCTCTGTATGGGGAACCAACTGTCAGCGAAGGCACAAAGGAATTTTGGGGATAAAAATATGGCAGCAATACAATATGACGGAGTAGATGCAACACTAGTTTTTCCTGATCCTGACATGGAAAAAACAATAGAACTTTCTTTGTCAGCAGGCGCACTATTGACACAAAATTATACAGCATCAATACAAACTCCTTTTGAGGGAGCTACTACTAGTGCTGAAGCAAGCAAAGAATCCTGGGAGGAATAAGGATGTCAACAACTATTGACAAAGTATATGTAGAAAATGATAAAATCATTGCTGCAAACGTAACACATACCGAAACGTGGGATGAAGTTGATTACAGTTTTAGTTCTGTTTTAAGAACGCTTAATCCTGTAGATTTTGTTGATGCGACTTCTGTAGATGTAGAAACTTTATTGGCGAACATCGACACTAGTCCTCTAATACAAGTTATACTAGAAAAAATATCAGGTGCTCGTTTAATCGGGTTAGATACAACGACAGAACACACGTTGTAATATAAATAAAAATAAAAGTCTGGAAAAATAAATGGCAGCTCCTACTACAAGACAAGAATTAATTGATTACTGTTTACGCAGGCTGGGGTTTCCTGTCATTGAAATTAATGTAGATGACGATCAAATTTCTGACCGGATTGATGATGCACTTCAATACTGGTACGAGTATCACTTTGATGGTCGCCAGAAAATTTTTATATCCCATGAAATTACAGGTGACACTCTAAGACTAGCATCTATTTTAACTAGCAACTATACTGTTGGTGAAAAATTGACAGGAGCTACTTCAGGTGCAACAGCCACACTTAAGGCACTTGCTACAGCAAACAATTTTACAGTTGAGAATGTTCAAGGAACTTTTCAGGCAGGAGAAAACGTCACTGGTTCTCAATCCGGTTATACAGCAGCACTAGCCTCATCGAATCATTATACTGCTGGAGACATGGGAAACAAATATATCACAGTGGGTGACGGCGTTTTATATATCACTAGAATGTTTAACTTTGGCGGCGCAACTAATTCTACCAGAAGTGGTAGCGAGTTATTTGATGTAATGTATCAGTTCCGTCAAAATGATCTGTACAATTTATTGGGTGCAGACATGACATATTACTCTATTGTTCAGTCTCACTTATCAACACTAGAACAACTATTGGTTAATCAAAGACAAATACGTTTCAACAGAAAAATGAATCGTGTTCACATAGATACTGATTGGGATAAAACTTTTGACCCAGGAGACTATGTAGTTTTTGAAGCATACAGTATTGTAGACCCGTCTGAGTTTTCCGAAGTGTATGACGATATGTTCTTGAAAAAATACGCAACTGCTCTTATCAAAAGACAGTGGGGTGAGAACATGAAAAAGTTTGGCGGCATACAGCTTCCAGGTGGTGTTACACTAAACGGAGATAAAATATACGAGGAGGCAACAACAGAAATACAGCAAATCGAAGAAGATATGCAAATGAAGTATGAACTGCCTCCCACGTTTATGATAGGGTAGTTAGATGCCCACTAATTTTTATTTTCAAAACGGTAACACAAGCGGCACTACGGCCGAACAACGTCTAGTAGAAGACCTAGTTATTGAAAGCCTAAAAATATACGGACATGACGTATATTATCTACCTCGCACTCTTGTAGATCAAGATATTATTTTTGACGAAGATACGCTGAGTAAATTTACTCAGGCCTATCCATTGGAAATGTATCTTGAAAACGTAGATGGGTTCGAAGGAGAAGGAGATTTATTTACAAAATTTGGCATTGAAATACGAGATAAAGCTACATTTGTTCTGGCAAAACGTAGATGGGAAGAAATGGTTTTCACCACAGGAGGCACTTTTCAACTAGACGCAAGACCAGCCGAAGGTGATTTACTTTACTTTGAAAAAACAGGGGCCTTGTTTGAAATTAAATATGTGGAATTTCAAAACCCATTCTATCAATTAGGAAAAATTTATACTTTCAAGTTAGAATGTGAACTGTTTGAATATAGCTCTGAAGTTATTGACACGGGCATTGAGAATCTTGATGATGTTTATGAAGAGCAAAATATTGATATGTTGGTTCATCAAATTGAACTTGAAAATGGAGATTTATTCTTACTTGAAACCGGTGGTAGTTTAATTAATGAGGATTACGAAACACAAAAATCAACTGCTAATACTGATAATACAAACTTTATTACTCAAGAGTCTGCAGGTGACATTTTAGATTTCACTGAAATAAATCCTTTTGGTGAAATAGGTAGTTAGGTATGTTTAGAAACAGACAATTTTATCACGAACACATTAAAAGAGCCATAGTAGCTTTTGGTATGATATTTAACAATATCAATATCAATCGTGTGGATGGTAGTAATGTGACACAACAAGTAATACGTGTGCCTTTAGCATATTCGACTAAACAAAAATTTATATCTAGAATAG